GTGGTAACTATGGCCGAAGCTGAAGGGGAAAACGAGTTGGGGAAGAGACTAGTTATAAGTACTATTCTCAATCGCGTGGACCATCCGCATTTTCCAAATACTGTTTCGGAAGTGATTTGGCAAAAGAGGCAATTTTCTTGTATGCGGGATGGGCGTGTGGAGCAATGTTACGTTATGGATGATATTCGAGAGTTGGTTGAAGAAGAATTAAAATCTCGAACAAATACAGATGTTATATTCTTTCGAACGCGAAAGTTCAGTTCTTATGGAGTGCCAATGTTTCAAGAGGGAAATCACTATTTTTCAAGTTATGAATAAAGGAGGATATCGTAATGGCTAAAACTAGAGGATTAATGCTATTTGTACTTGGCGCAACTATAGGTTCGGTTAGCACTTGGCTATATACAAAAGAGAAATACGAACAATTTGTTCGGGAAGAAATCGATTCGGTAAGAGAAACATTTTTAAACAGAGAAAGGGCTGAAGCGAAAGCAGATATGGCGAGAAACAAACTAGATGTCATGACCTATGTGAAGAAATTAGAAACAAATGGATATGTTGACTATTCTAAAAAAGGCGTTAAGGATGATATTCCTGTAGTAGAGGAAGATATGGAAGTTGAATCTCGTCTAATTTCCGCAGAAGAATTCGATAAGGAAGACGACTACGAAGTAATAGAGTTAAATTATTACGCGAAAGATGACGTTTTGACTGACGAACGAGACGAAGTTATTTCTAATGTCGAAAAAATTGTCAGTGCAGAAACACTAAGTGATGTCGAACGTTATGAGGAATCAATCCTGTATATTTGTAACGATCGTCTCGAATGTATTTATACAATTTTATGGAATAATGAAGCGTATTTCCCTGAGGAAGTAGAAGAATCGAATTCCACTGGTAATCGGGAAAAGAAACCACACCAAATTGAGGAGTAATCAACGTGATAACAAAAGACGATATTAAAGACGAGTATTTCGAATGGATGTGCGACCTTGTATTTTGCAACGGTCGTAAAAAATCTTATCGAAAACTCCTTACACAATTTCATCTGACTGACTTCAGTTACTCGTTGCCTATGGACGGAAATAGAGCAGAAGACGGTATAGATTTCAGATATAGGTACGGATATGACAAAGGGATCGATCAAGCTATCATAGCAACATATCTGGATGATCGGCCCTGTAGTTTGTTAGAAATGATGACGGCATTGGCTAACAGATGCGAAGAAACCATTATGGGTAATGGTGAATTAGGTAACAGAACGGCAGTGTGGTTTTTGCTAATGCTTAAAAACTTACACCTGGATGGGATGACTGACAACCGTTTCGACAAGACGTATGTTATAAACAGAATAAAAGAATTTTTGAATCGCGATTACCAATCAAATGGTGATGGCGGTTTATTTATTGTCGAAAATCAACGAGATTTACGTGACGTGGATATATGGCTACAAATGGGTTGGTATATGACTAGCATTATGAAGAACTAAAGGAGGATGAGACAATAATGGTTGATTTTTTAATGATTTCAACACGTAGCACAAAGCGTGGCGTAATAGAAGTCTATCCTAAGTTCTTGATTAAGAAGAGTTCCGATTTAATGGTGCGAGGTGGCGATTTTTATGCTATCTGGATCGAGGAACGTGGGTTATGGTCTACGGACGAACAGGATGCGCTAAGTATAATAGATTCCGAATTGGATAAGTACGCGAAAGAAAATAAATCGAAGTTCGAAGGGGCCGTACATATTCTACATATGTGGGATGCAGATTCGGGAATGATTGATAGATGGCATAAGTATTGTCAAAAACAAATGCGGGATTCATTCCATATGTTGGATGAGAAACTTATATTTTCTAATACCCCTACTAGCAAAAAAGATTATGCCAGCAAAAAGCTCAGCTATCCTCTCGAAAATGGCGAAATAACAGCATATGAGAAATTAATGTCGGTGTTATATTCAGAGGAAGAAAGAATAAAGATTGAATGGGCTATCGGAGCTATCGTATCTGGCAAGTCGACAAAGTTACAAAAATTCTTAGTACTTTACGGTGCAGCAGGAACGGGTAAATCTACAATACTTAATATTATACAACAGTTATTTGAGGGATATTACTCAGTGTTTGACGCAAGGGCCTTGGGTTCTTCGAGCAATTCGTTTGCGCTTGAAGCCTTTAAAAACAACCCGCTCGTTGCCATACAGCATGACGGTGATTTGTCTCGAATAGAAGACAACACTAGATTAAATAGTTTGGTATCCCATGAAATGATGACAGTTAATGAGAAATTCAAATCGGCATATTCTAATAGGTTTAAAAGTTTCTTATTTATGGGTACAAACAAACCCGTGAAGATTACGGACGCTAAGTCGGGACTGATACGAAGATTGATTGATGTGTCGCCTTCAGGAAACAAAGTCGGACTGAGAGAGTACAAAACCCTCACGAAGCAGATAGAGTTCGAATTAGGAGCAATAGCACAACATTGCAAAGATTTATATTTAGTTGCTCCGGATAGGTATGACGGATACATACCGATAACAATGCTTGGCGCGTCTAACGATTTCTATAACTTCGTATTGGATTCGTATTATATTTTCAAGAAAGAGAACGGGGTAACGCTGAAAGCTGCTTGGGAAACATATAAAACGTATTGTGATGATGCGAAAGTACTATACCCATACTCACAAAGAATATTTAAAGAAGAGCTTAGAAACTACTTCGAAGACTATAAAGAGAGACACTACATGGATGATGGAACAAGAGCTAGGAGTTATTATGTGGGTTTCAAGACGGATAAGTTTGAATCGGATATTCAAGAAAAACCAGCAGAGGACGACACCCTAATAAAATTCAGACAACGCAAGTCCATATTTGATGAAATATGCGGCGATTGCTTTGCTCAATATGCGACGTCCAACGAAACGCCTAGCAAAAAATGGAATGACGTAAAGACCAAATTGGCAGAGTTAGACACATCTAGATTGCATTATGTTAAGGTTCCGGAGAATCACATAGTGATAGACTTCGATATTGTGGACGAAAAAGGTGATAAATCTCTAAAAAAAAACATAGAGGAAGCGAGCAAATGGCCGCCGACATATTCAGAAATTAGCAAAGGTGGTTCTGGAGTTCACCTACATTATATTTTCAGTGGAGACCCGGCAACTCTCAGTAGGAGTTATGCCGATCATATTGAGATTAAAGTGTTCCGTGGAAAAGCTTCACTCAGAAGGAAATTGACTAAATGTAACGATTTACAAATCGCTATGATTAGTTCGGGGTTACCATTAAAAGGAGGAGACAAGATGGTGAATTTTGACACCGTTAAAAGCGAGAAGGGGCTTCGCTCCCTGGTGAAACGAAATCTCAATAAAGAGATTCACCCAGGAACAAAGCCTAGTATCGATTTCATTAATAAGATACTAGAAGATACTCACAAAAGCGGTTTGAAATATGATTTAACCGATATGAGAAATGCCGTTTTAGCTTTTGCAGCTAGCAGTACAAATCAATCGGACTATTGTATAAAACTTGTTAATAGAATGAAATTCAAGTCCGATGACAACTCGGATTTGAATGTGGACTCTAATGCTGAAATTATATTTTACGATGTAGAGGTGTTCCCAAACTTATTATTGGTTAATTGGAAGAAGCAGGGTAAAGGTAAAAAAGTAGTTAGAATGATAAATCCTACGCCTACGGAAATTGAAACGCTGTTGGATTTTAAACTTGTTGGATTTAACTGTAGGAGGTATGACAATCATATTCTATATGCTGTGTTGATGGGTTATTCTAACGAACAACTATATAATTTATCGAAAAAAATAGTTACAGGAAGTAAAAATTGTTATTTCGGAGAAGCGTACAATTTGTCATATACTGACGTGTATGATTTCACAACCAAAAAACAATCATTGAAAAAATGGGAAATCGAATTAGGTATCCATCATCAAGAATTAGGTTTGCCGTGGGATGAGCCCGTATCCGAAGACTTATGGGAGAAAGTTGCCGAGTATTGTGACAACGATGTTATTGCGACCGAAGCAACATTTGACGCGTGTAAATCGGATTTTTTAGCTAGGCAAATTCTGGCGGATTTAGCAGGCGGAAGCGTCAACGATACCACTAATACATTGACAACCAAAATTATATTTGGAACCAATCGGAAACCTCAAGACCAATTTAATTATCGCGACATGGGTATAGAAGAATTACCTTTTGATATGACAAACGAGGAGTACACCTTATTTGATGCTAGCGGAAGACCAATATTTCCGGGTTATATTTACGAAAAAGGTAAGTCTATTTATCGAGGTGAAGAGGTTGGGGAAGGTGGATACGTATACGCAGAACCAGGCATATACGGCAACGTTGCACTGCTTGACATTGTTTCGATGCATCCAACAAGCGTGGTGAACGAGAATTTATTCGGCGACGAATACACGGACAAATTCAATGATATTTTGGGAGCTAGAATCGCTATCAAGAGGAAGGAATTCGATAAAGCTCGCAAATTATTCAATGGTAAATTACAGCCGTATTTGAAAGATGAAAACGTAGCTAAAGATTTGGCACAGGCGTTAAAAATAGCAATCAATTCGGTTTACGGATTAACATCGGCTAAATTCGATAATGCTTTTAGGGACAATCGCAATATAGACAACATAGTAGCTAAACGTGGAGCATTATTTATGATTAACTTGAAACACATTGTCCAAGAAGCAGGGTTCACCGTAGCGCACATAAAAACAGACTCTATTAAAATTCCAGATGCAACACCCGAAATCATAGAATTAATCAGGGACTATGGGAAGAAATACGGATATGAATTTGAACATGAAGCTACGTACGATAGAATGTGTCTCGTAAATTATGCTGTTTATATCGCTAAGCATGAAGACGGTGACTGGACAGCCACGGGAACGCAATTCGCCGTTCCTTATGTATTTAAGACACTATTTAGTAAAGAGAAGGTTATATTTGAAGATTTATGCGAAACCAAGTCTGTAACAACATCTATATTCTTGGACCTAAATGAAGGACTCGTAGATGTAGCGGATAAGGAGAAAGAACTATCTAAACTGGAAAGTGACTACAAGAAAGGATTACTCTCTGATACAACTTTTGAGCCGACGGCGCAGAGATTGGTGGATGATATTTCACAGGGTCACAATTATCGATTTATAGGAAAGATTGGACTGTTCTGTCCCATCAAGCCAGATTGTGGTGGTGGACTACTTATGCGCGAAAAAGATAGTAAGTATGATGCAGTAACGGGAACGAAGGGTTATAGATGGTTGGAAGCCGAAATGGTTAAAGAATTAAAATTAGAGGATAATATTGATATTTCCTACTATGAGCAATTAGCACACAAAGCAAAGGGCAGTATTATTGCATATGGGGATTTCGACTGGTTTGTGTCGGACAAACCGTATGTTTCGCCGGGATATATTGATGGAAAACCTGTATATCTAGAAGAATCAGTATTTAATTAAAGTTATATTTGAAAGGAGAAATATTATGGTATATAAAAAGTTAGACGATCTAATAATGGAGAATGCTAGATTACTATTCAAAAATTTCGCGGGAGAGGAAACAAAATACAATAGAGCTGGCAATAGAAACTTTTGTGTGGTTATAGAGGATGATATTTTAGCTCGAAAGTTAATCGAAGACGGATGGAACGTTAGAATACTACCTGCTCGTGACGAAGAAGATACGCCAACACATTATATTCCAGTAGCCGTTAGCTATCAACACATTCCACCGAAAGTATTCATGGTAACAAAAAGAACGAAAACTCAGCTAGATGAGGAAACGGTGAACTTGCTTGATTACGCGGAAATTAGGAACGTTGATTTGGTTCTTCGTCCATATAATTGGGAAGTGAATGACAAATCGGGCGTTAAAGCATATTTGAAAAGTATGTATGCCACTATCGAGGAAGATGAATTTGAAATGAAGTACGCGGAAGAAGAATACCCAGAGGAACGGTCATTTGAAGAGTTGTTGGATGACGATGAACATTTAGAGGTTGCGGACGCAAGTGCGGTCGAAACTATTTCTATGTTTGGAAAATCGATTGATATTTACGGAAGTATCGAAGAACCTCTATTCAAGGCGGTAGATGTGGCGAGACTGATTGAGTACACACCGAGTAAATCGGGAGCAATGCTTAGTAATGTTAGTGATGATGAAAAAGAGCGTCTTGATATTTCAACACAAGGCGGAATCCAAAACTCATGGATGGTTACGGAAAACGGTTTGTATGAGATATTGTTCTATTCACGCAAACCACTTGCTAAAGCGTTCAGGCGAGGAATCAAGAGGCTGTTACATGAAATTCGTCTTGGCAACTCAAACAAATCTGTTGGTGGATTGATTGAGAATTACGGCGATTAAGATGTGCGAAGAGGAGTCTATTACGCCTCCTCTTTTATATTTGAAAGGAGAGTTGGTATGTATCAAAAAGACAAAACAGAGCAGGGAGCATTAAAAAGTTTCAGATCAAGCGAAGAATGTACGAACGTTCCACCACGAGTATTGAGAGGGCAAGAAATAATCGACAACTTAAACAAAGATTTATATTTGAAGGGGTGACGATAATGTATGATCATAGAAATCCGACTAAGGAATTCATGGATATTTTCAATCGTTTGGCTATACGTAACAACCCTTGGGAGGTATGGGCGGACTTTATAACCATGTACGCTTGTGCTATATCCAATGCTGTGGACAAAAGAAATCGCAATACCAGAGAAGTAACATATATGCAAATAGTTCGAAATAAGAAGTATGGTCGAGAAGAGTTGGATGATATTTGCAAATTGGCGGCAATACTTGTTAATGCGCTTGAAGAGAATCCGGAACAGGATTTTCTTGGTGATATTTACATGAAGCTCGAACTTGGTAACAAAACCAACGGTCAATTCTTTACTCCGTATTGCTTGTGTGAATTGATGTCGAATTTGACTATGGGGGATACCGTTTCGTCGGTTAAAAAAAAGGGTTATATTTCCATTCACGACCCTACTTGTGGAGCAGGCGCCACATTAATAGCTGGTATCCATTCGGGAAAGAGTCAACTAGAAAAAGAAAACCTGAACTTCCAAAATCACCTATTAATTACAGGACAAGACGTTGATAGGGTTACCGCTTTAATGTGTTATATTCAGATTTCCCTTCTTGGAGTGGCGGGCTTTGTCAAGATTGGTGATTCATTAGCGGAACCAATGCTGCATACAAATGCAGAGTTAGAAGATTATTGGTATACCCCAATGTATTTTTCGGACGTATGGACATTAAGGAGGATGTTAAATGGCCGTTAAACTTTATGAACATCAAAGAAATGCCGTTCGACAAATGCACAATGGATGTATTCTCTGTGGGGGTGTAGGGTCAGGCAAATCGATAGCTGCTCTATCTTACTATTATTTACAAAACGGCGGGGCTTCTAGTTGGTTAGAGGGCTTGACCGAATTCATACCGATGGACGATATCGACGCTAAAGACCTTTATATCATCACGACCGCTCGAAAACGAGACACGTTAGAGTGGGAGAAAGAGTTGGGAGTATTTCTAATGTCTACGGACAAGGAAAATCAATTATATTTCAGCAACGTTGTTGTTGATTCGTGGAATAATATCGGTAAATATAAGGACGCTAAAAATGCGTTCTTTATATTTGATGAACAAAGGGTTGTCGGTTCGGGAGTGTGGGTCAAGGTATTCTTGAAAATCGCCAAAACAAACGATTGGATTTTGTTATCCGCTACGCCAGGAGATACTTGGTCTGATTATATTCCGGTATTTTTGGCAAACAACTTCTTTAAAAACAAAACAGAATTCAATAGGGAACACGTAGTATTCAGTAGATTTAGCAAGTTTCCGAAGATTGACAGATATTTAAACATGGGGCGATTGATAAGACTTAGAAGTCGAGTATTGGTTGATATGGAATTTGATAGGCACACAACCCCTCATCACGAGGATGTTATGGTTGAATACGATCAAATAATTTACAAGGACATAACGAAAAGGCGTTGGGATCCTTATAAGGATGAGCCTATCAAAAACGCCAGCGCACTCTGTTATATTTGGCGAAAAATAGTTAATAGTGACGAGTCAAGACAAGTGGCCGTGTTGGAGCTGTTCGAAAAGCATCTTAGAGCTGTTATATTCTATAACTTCGATTACGAATTAGAAATTCTAAAATCACTCCATTATGGGGACGATGTCGAAGTAGCTGAGTGGAACGGTCACAAACACCAAGCTATACCAGATAGTAAACGGTGGATATATTTAGTTCAGTATACTGCGGGCTGTGAAGGTTGGAACTGTGTACGGACGGACACCATTATATTCTACTCACAAAATTATTCGTATAAGGTGATGACTCAGGCAGCAGGACGTATTGATAGATTAAATACAAGATTTACAGATTTATATTACTATCATTTAAAAAGCAGAGCAGGCATCGATTTAGGGATAGGTCGATCTCTGAAAAGCAAGAAAAAATTTAACGAAACCAAGTATGTTAATTGGCGAAAGGAGATTCAATGAAATCATTTGAATTATTAATTATATTTAAGGATGGAACTAAAAAGGTAATACATGATGTTGAAGATTATGGGTTACTTGAAACCGGATCGGTGTTTAACATAACAAAGAATAAGTGTAATGTGTTCGTTCCTATAGACAATGTCATATATTTAGGGAAAAGATTGATTTGGGAGAATGACTATGACTATGATTATTAAAAAATACAAACACAAAGATCCAGGATATTTTGGGACTTTGAATGTGACATACGTAGAAGCAATACAATTTACTGGTGAACCAGACAACATGGATGCTATAACCGAGTTTACAACTCCGCAATTTTTAACCACAACGAACAATGATTGGTATGGTTCGTTTTTTGTTGGATTATTACCGTTGAATAAGGGGGACTACATCGTTAAATTACATGGAAATCTGTTTTTGTTTCGTAAAGATATTTTTGAAACCAGATTTGTTGGTGTTTCTTTATTGGAGGTAAATTAAGATGAGTAAAGAATACGATTTATATTTGGAAGAACATATAGAGAATGTCGAGAAAGCTTTTAGGTGGTTTCAAACCAATCTTCCGGAAATTTTAGAAAGTTGTGTATGCGATATGGAATGGCTTATCTGTAAAGGTCACGATCACACAAAAACCAGAGAAGACGAGTATGCCGCCTACGATGCGTATTTTTATGGAAGAAATAGATCGTTCGAAGTCGTACAAGCTTACAATCAAGCATGGTTGTTTCATATCCATCGTAATCCTCATCATTGGCAACATTGGGTCTTGATTAACGATGACCCGAATGAGGGTGAAACTATTTTGAAAATGCCGAGGCATTATATCGTTGAGATGATTTGTGATTGGTGGTCCTTTGGCTGGAAAACTGGAAACTTAGAAGAGATTTTCAAATGGTACGACGAACATAAAAATTATATTAAGTTTCATACGCAGACTCGCTCTACGGTCGAGCATATATTGAGGCTTATCGAAGAGAGGTTGGGTCAGGAGGGTGAATAAAATGACGAATGCAATTGTAGATATTCTAGGTGCTATTGTACATGTGGTTTGGAAAATGGGTAGTAAAATACAACCTTTTTTCAGTTACATAGCGGATGTGATTTTTACAGGTATACCTGATTTAATATTTTACACGGGAGAAATGGTTTCAAAAGTCGCACAAAAGATATATATTTCGTTCGAAAAAAGAAGGGATAAAAACTTCAATCAACTCTACGAAAATGAAGAACACATATGTCGAGGTTGTTTCGGTATGGCTAATAACGATTGTGCAAACTGTAACAGATTGAAGGAGAAAAAAGTATGAAAAACCAAAAAATATTCAACACAGAGAAAACTATATCTATAGTATCGAGAGGTACTATTTCAGAAAGCGGCAGTGCGAAACCATATAAAAAATCATCTAAGCCACCGAAACCGATAGGTAAGGGGTCTATGGGTGAATATTTAAAACAGTATAGATATTAATTATTTATATTCGAAAGGGAAATACTGATAAATGGAAGATTGTTTGACAATTGGATATTCCTCGGAAGGTGGGGATACTCGTAAAATTGTTGCCGATTATTATATCGATGATAAGGATGTTCCATTTCATGGGTTACCGTTTAAACCTCGTCTGATTATGAATGTTATGAGGAAAAGTTTTGGGTTACCTCCGGTAAATGGGTCTAAGAAGGCTACGGACGAAGGGGCGAATTAGTGTTTCGCTCCTTGATATTTATGGGACACTTTTGTGATGGATAGTGGGCTATGGGACAAATCCAAAGTGGTCTTTGGCGAAAATGGTATATTTTGTATCTGGATTTTATAGAAAAAAACACGAAATGGGCCAAAAAAAGTGGGCTAAAGACCACTTTTAAAACCAAAAGTGTCCCATAAGAAACCCAGTGTTTATGCGGGTTTGAGGGGTCTGTGGGCCAAAAGACCACTTTTATTCTCTATTAATTGTGATAAAAAGTTTAAAGATATATAAAAGGTTGGAAATAAAAGTGGGCTTTTGACCTATTCAAGAGATTTTAGCAAAATACCTCTAGACGTAAGAATAAAAAGGGTGTAGTGTATATATATCCTATTTGTTTTTGCATCGGAGGGAATTGTGAATGAAAATATTCGGAAAAGATATTAGTAGTGTTAAAATTATTGGCGGTTTAGTCGCTGCGGCTGGAATTGGAATAACCATAATACAAAGTATTTCAGAGCGCAAGGAAGAAAATCGAAAAGATTTTTGGGACGGCTTTGACGAATCGGACATAAAACATTTAGCTTTTCAAACGGGTTGTTACTTTTGTCACTTATGTGATGGGTACATGACCTATGTAGAAGATGAAGAAGTTTTAATTTGTGATGAATGTGGAAATGAAATACCATACGAAATGTACGGTCAAGAGGATGGGAACGAAGATGAAATAATGGGTTATTCTCTAGGCATAGATGCGGAGGAGGAAGTTCCTTTCGGATGTTCCGCATGTGGAGGACCTTACCCGTATTGCACCACAAGTTGTATTTTGTTTGATGACTAAAAGATATTCGCAACAAAGGGGCGCGCGAAAAATACACCCCCTTTTATGAAGAGAGAAGTATAAATTGTGCTTAGCACACCTTCTCTTTTTTGTTGCTCAAAATTGAAGGGATAAGTAAAGTGTTATGCTTGAGAATCGATTTAAGACGCAACTGATAAATGATTTAAAAAAGATATTTCCAGGTTGTATAATATTACATCCAGATCCAACAGAATTACAAGGAATTCCGGATTTGTTGATTCTATATGGAGATAAATGGGCAACGTTGGAAGGTAAGAAGAGTGTTACCGCACCACATAGGCCTAATCAGGATTATTATGTTGAATTAATGAACGATATGTCCTTTTCTAGCTTTATATTTCCAGAAAACAAAGAGGAGGTGTTGTATGAACTTCAACAATCATTTTCATCTTGATGGTCAACACGCCTTTCTAGGTGCGAGTAAGTATCATTGGATTAATTATACAGAAGATAAACTTGTAGAAACATACACCCGCATGACGGCGGTGCGAAAAGGAACCGAACTACATGAGTTCGCAGCACAATGTATCAGATTGAGACAAAAATTACCAAGGTCTCAAAAAACTTTAAATATGTATGTAAACGACGCTATAGGTTTTAAGATGGCGCCAGAACAAATTTTGTATTATTCAGATAATTGTTTTGGTACGGCAGATGCTATAGCCTTTCGAAATGGGCTTTTGAGAATACACGATTACAAATCAGGAGTTACGCCCACACACATGGAGCAGTTGGAAATTTACACTGCTCTTTTTTGTTTGGAATACAATATTAAGCCGTCTGAAATTGAAATGGAAAATAGGATATATCAGTTAGACGACATTTTGATACACACACCTACAGTCGAAGACATTGTTCCTATAATGGATAAGATTGTTTCATTCGATAAAATCATTGATCAAATCAAAGCGGAGGAGGATTAGATGTGAATCGAGTAGCAGAAGATATTTTAACACATTATGGAACTCCTAGGCATTCTGGTCGGTATCCATGGGGTTCTGGTGAAAATCCATATCAAAGTGGGAGTCAACTTTTATCTCGGATTTCAAAGTTGAAAAAACAGGGTCTATCGGATGTAGATATCGCTAGAAGTATTGGTTTATCAACAACTAAATTAAGGGTTCAAAAAGACTTGGCTAAAAGTGAGCGACGTGGAGAACTTCATTCAGAGGCGAAAAAACTTAGGACTAAAGGTTATAGTCTTAAGGCTATAGCCGATAGGATGGGCTACACTAATGATTCGTCTATCAGATCATTGTTAAATGAAGATGCCGCAGCACGAATGAGTCTATCTCGAAAAACCGCAGACTTCTTAAAAAGACAAATAGACAGTAAAGGTATGATAGATATTAGTGCTGGAGTTGAATTAGAACTAAATGTTTCCACGGAAAAACTAAGAGAAGCCTTATATATTTTGGAAATGGAAGGATACCCACGATACAACAGACGACTTGAGCAGATAACAAATCCTGGAAAATTCACAGAAATGGCAATAGTTTGTCCTCCAGGAACAGAGTATAAAGATATTTACAAAACAGAAAACATCAATTCACTATTTGGATACACCTCCCACGACGGGGGAGACACGTTCTCTAAATTTCAATACCCTAAAAGTATGGATTCTAATCGTCTACAAATTCGCTATGCCGAGGAAGGCGGAGCTAAGAAGGACGGAGTGATAGAAATACGAAGAGGGGTCAAGGATCTGTCGCTAGGTGAGTCGATGTATTCCCAAGTTAGAATTCTCGTGGACGATAAGAAGTATCTTAAGGGTATGGCTGTTTATGCGGATAATATGCCCGACGGTATAGATATTCTGTTTAATACCAATAAAAAACAAGGGGTTTCTAAAGATGAAGTTTTGAAAAATATTACTAAAGACCCCGATAATCCATTTGGTTCCTTGATTAAAGCCAATGGACAAAGCGTCTATATAGATGCGAATGGTAAAGAACAGTTATCGTTAATAAACAAAAGAGCAGATGAAGGCGATTGGGATGAATGGAGCAAGAAGCTGTCATCACAATTTTTAGCGAAACAAAAAATAGAATTAATAAAACGTCAACTCAATATTACTACTGCCGAAAAAAGAGCGGAGTATAACAGTATTAAGGAATTAACGAACCCCACTGTGAAAAAAGAACTTTTACAATCTTTTGCCGATGATTGTGACGCAGCAGCAGTTCATTTAAAGGCGGCTGCACTTCCAAGGCAGAGGTACCAAGTTCTACTACCAATCAAATCTTTAAAGGACACGGAAGTTTATGCTCCGAATTATAAAAACGGAGAAAAAGTAGCGTTAATACGGTATCCGCACGGTGGCACATTCGAAATACCAATACTGACGGTTAATAATAAGAATCAAGAAGCAGGACGTATTATTGGTACAACTTCTGATGCGGTGGGAATAACGTCGAAAGTTGCCGAGAGATTGTCGGGTGCGGACTTCGATGGCGATACTGTACTGGTGATACCAAGCAATGATAAAGTTAAAATTACATCAACACCGCCACTGAAAGGGTTGGAAGGTTTTGATCCTAAATTATCGTATGGACACGACAAAGTAATTACCAAGACCGACGGCACAGAAAGATATTTTAGAAATGATCGAGAATTTAAACCCATGCGAAACACAGAAGTAGAAATGGGTAAAATATCAAACCTGATTACAGATATGACTTTAAAAGGGGCGAATCAAGACGAATTAGCGAGGGCAGTTAAGCACAGCATGGTCGTAATTGATGCTGAGAAACACGGACTCGACTACAAACAAAGCAGTAAGATAACGGGATAGATATTTTAAAACGTCGTTACCAAGGAGTTGTGGAGAACGGAAAGTATCATGAGGGCGCAGGTACACTTTTATCCAGAGCCAAATCTCAAACGCGAGTTTTAAAAACCGTTGGGAATTATACAACCGATCCGGAAACGGGTAAAAAGATATTTAAAACGGTTAAAGAGGAGTACCTTGACAAAAAAGGTAACCCCCACCATAGAACGAAAATTTCTACCCGTATGGCTGAAACTGATGACGCCCACACCCTATCCACTGGACAACCACAAGAATACGTCTATGCAGAATATGCCAATCATATGAAGGCGCTAGCCAACCAAGCTAGAAAAGATATTTTAAACACTGGAAATCTTGTTTATAGCCCCTCAGCAAAGGTCGCTTATAGGGAGGAAGTACAATCTCTTGACATTAAACTCAATATAGCTGCAAAAAATGCTCCGAAAGAAAGACAGGCTCAACGCCTTGCTACTTCTAGAGTAGAAGTTAAGCGGGGTGTAGATAAAGACATAAGTAAGTCTGAGCTGAAGAAGCTTAGACAGCAAGAATTAACGTTCGCTCGTAATCAATTAGGTGCTAAACGAACACCAATAAAAGTCACAGATAGAGAGTGGGAAGCAGTACAAGCTGGAGCCATAAGCGAAAACAAACTTAAGAGAATCATGAAGTATGTTGACACTGATGATTTGAAACAACGAGCAACTCCGAAGAAATCTTCGACGATTACACCTTCAAAGATTGCCCGTATCAATTCTTTACTTGCTTCAGGTTATACAATTGCTGAAGTCGCAGCCGCTGTAGGTCTTTCTACATCAACAGTATCTAAATATTCGAAATAAGAAGGGGAGGGGTAATACCGTATGAACACCACAGTAATGTTAACGACGATTGACAATCCTTATGATCCTTCTAAAGAATTCAACTTATGGTTTCTGTTTGATGTCGAGAAGGGTTACAGCACTTGTGCTTATCTTGGACGGATTGCAAAGACATCTGAAGAATTTTCAGACTTAGAAAATGATGTTGAAATTGAAAGAGCAATAGATGAAATAATTAGTTTAGATTTTAGAAAAATCTATAAGAAAATAAAAATAAATATAAAAATAAAATCAACACAAAATAATAACACCATATAAAACTAGCTACAGTACGATATGTAGTACCGTACTGTAGGGGGTCTGGAGAAAAACCACTCCCCCTACCACATCGCCGCCCTCTTTAAAAATTCTCCGGGGGTTATATTTTGGAGAGGGTGGTTATACATTTTGTAAACTACATAATAAGTATCGTAATACTGTAATGAAAAGAATATAAAATAACACATAATCATTAGAGAGGAGTTTGAGAAGATGTCGAAAACTAGTAACACAAACCCTAAATCTTCTCGGAAAATCAGGCCGGCACTCTCCCCGGAGGCTAGAGAAAATCAAATGATATCTTTAGCTATAGATTTAGCAGAGAGACAGATAATTGATGGAACTGCTTCTTCTCAAATAATAACACACTATTTGAGACTGGGTTCAACCAAGGAGAGAATCGAGAAAGAGATTTTAGAAAAACAAAAAGAACTAGTTACAGCTAAGACGCAACACTTACAATCGGCACAAAAGACGGAAGAAGTATACAAAAAAGCCCTAGAAGCAATGCGTAATTATAGTGGGATGGGTAATGGGTATGATTAGAACATATTCTGAATTGATAACATTTAATTCGTTTAAAGAACGATATTTGTATCTGAAATTAGAAGGCGTTGTTGGCGAATCAACCTTTGGTTCCAAACGTTATCTTAATCAGATTCTATATAATTCACCCGAATGGAAAAGATGTAAGCAAGGGGTGATAATTAGAGATTATGGTCGTGATTTGGGTTGTGATGGATTTGACATAAGAGGAACAATCATTATTCATCATATAAACCCGATAACGATAGACGATATTTTAAATCGTCGTTCGAATATTTTTGATCCTGAGAATTTAATTTCATCATCACATAATACACATCAAGCGATACATTATGGCGACGAAACGTTATTACCTTCCGACCCAATAGAGAGAATAGTAAACGATACATGTCCTTGGAGGGTTCAACATGAACGATAGTATATTAACAACCATAAAACAAATGCTTGGAATAACAGAAGAATACACACATTTCGATGTTCATGTAATTACACATATTAACACGGCATTTGCGATATTAAATCAATTGGGAGTCGGGCCAGATAATGGTTTTTTCATTAGAGATAAAGAGGTTACATGGGGCGAACTTATACCTAGCGATAATAATCTGGAATTAGTTAAGACTTACACACATGCAAAAACACAAATACTATTCGATCCACCATTGGCCGCGGCGGCTATAGACGCTCTTTCAAAAAGTATCGCTGAATTAGAGTGGAGGATTTCTTGCGCTGTGGATTTCAGCAACGACAAGAAGGAGGAAACCAATGAATAATGAATTAACACACCATGGTATTTTAGGTATGAAATGGGGAGTAAGAAGATTCCAAAACAAGGATGGTACGCTTACCGCAAAAGGTAAGGTTCAAAAGAAATCGAATCGTTCGTCAAAACAACAATTACTCAAAAAGAAGTCTACGGAACAACTTCGCAAAGATGTTAATAGACTTCAATTAGAGAAACAATATTTACAACTAACGGGGAATGATATCAGTAGAGGAAGACAATACGTGAATAAGACCGTAAAGGCGGGGATGACTGTTG